ATGCGTAAATTTATAATAGACTTGGGAATATAATTAAATGATTACATATACTTTCACAATACCTACTTGGTATATTATAATGTTTATATTTATTGAACTTATTAGGATGTTAGATACTAAAATAGTAAGAGCATTTTTTAAAGGGTTGAGAATATCAAGAAAATATTTATTATATGGTTATTTGTTTGGGTTATTAATTAGCCCAACTATACATTATATACAAGGTTTTATAGAAGGACTATTGCATTAGCTAGTAACTTTTTTAACCATATCCTCTAAATAATCAGGCAATTTTTCTTGCCCCATTTCATAAATAGTAAATGTATCTGCAAAAAACTCATCAATATTCTCAGTCGCATATTTTGATATTTTGTAGACATCATCTTTCTTTTTTGCTTCTTTATAAGTATTTTTAATCAAAAGAGCTTTTTCATGGTTGTATTCATCTGAACTTCTATCTAATAAATTCATAGATAGAAAATGACCATATTCATGGGTTAAAACTGTTTCTATTTCTTTTTCTTTATAAATTACATTATATCTACTAAATTTTAAATCTTTTTTTATTTTATCTATTTGTTTTTCAAACTTTGCAATATCTTTCAAATTGCCAGTTTTTTCATATAATATTTTATTTATTTCATATTTTGCTAATTCATTTTTTAAACCTTTTTGCCATTGTTCATTTACTTCAGTTACTTTTGAAGGATTTTTAAGAAATTCAGGATTTATGTGGAATATATTATCCGAAGAAAAATAAGCACTATATCCTTTTTTATCAGTTTCTTTAATTTCTTTTATTTTTTTAGAGTATTTTTGTTGTAATTTATCAATAACATTTTTAACGGTATTATGTTCTTTTTCTAATAGCACATGATTACCGTCAATGGTAACCCAATGTTTACTGTTCAGATATTCTGCACTTTGTGATGCCATATCAATTAATTTTTCTAATAAATCTTTACGTACTAGCATACGGATAAAACTCCCCACCAATAGTAAACCCATCATCCAACGAACCATCATTTTTAACAGTAGCCGGAAACGTACCATAATAATCATAACCAACAACAGTACGGCTGTACACACGCATGTACTGGCATTGGAAGGTGATTGAATAGCGATAGACAACCGTTCCACCTTCGGCTGCTGATGTGTTCATAAAGCCCGATGGCAAGCCAAATATTCTAAAGCCGTATTGCTCTTGTAACTGTTTAGAAAAATAAGAGTTTAAAGCCATAAACACTTCATGCCTACGTGTACGTGCATCACTATTTTTACTACTAATATCTATCTGTAAATTATCATCAATAGTTGCTTCGTTGTATTGTGTCATGGTGTCAGCACCGCCAGTACTTGACGGTACAAAGACCGAGCGAACGTGATTACTTATAATCTTGCTACCAATCGACTGTATGCCTATTTGTAGCTTGTCTGTAGTGCCTAAACTAATGTTTGGTGCAACTATGTATACACTAGGCACAACCTTGCCATTAACAGTGCCGTAGCTTGTGGGTAAGGATAGCTCATTGATTAGTATGTCCTGTATTATTGATTCTATTTCTTTTATCATATTATTATTATAGCATTGTTAATAATGCTACTTGACAAACTTTTATGTTAGGTTTATAATGGTGGGGTTAGGAGAAAGTTATGAAAGTATTCGATAAAATAAAAACAATGAATATATCTGAAATGAAAGATTATTTTCAACAGATATTTGATTCTAATGAAGAAATTTTTGGATGTGGTAGCTGTATAGATTATGGTACACATCATTATCCAAAAGATTGTATTAGAACTAACTGTGAATGGGTAAAAGTAGGTACAAGTATTAAAGCATGGTTAGAGAGTGAATATTTATCTGAAAAGAAAGAGGTGTAAGGATGGAAGATATAAACATACCTGAACTATTAAGAGCATATCACCTTAACTCTTCAGATACAAAGGTACAAGCTAAAAAATATTATAATACTTTAGACGCTTTAAATTTAAGATTAAAATTATTGTTTGAGGCTGGTTATTTTAATCCACGCTCTCAAAATCCCTAATAACATGGTATTCTCTGTAACCGTCCAATACCCAGTCTTTTTTAGCCATAATCTTATAAGGTATAGAGTTTAATATTAATATCTGAGTAGGATAAAGTTCACCATAAATAGCTACACGCACATGCACTTGGTACCATGACCAGTTCCTTTGTGCCTCATCTTTTAATAAAACTTCCTCAGCCTTTAATGGTTGCATAATACCCTTGATAGGTTTATTAACCTCTGTATCTACCACATTGCCATCAACGACCGCCTGCGTTACATAGTTAGCCGTCATGGATACTTCCCACCCATTCATTACCTCAGATACATCAGGCAAGTTAGCTGATAGTTGATTTATTTTTATGTTTCGTCCTGCCATTATGCTTTACCTACTTTACTTGTAACCGATTGTCGTAAAAATCCTGTGTCTATCAATGGAGTATCTGAGCCTTTAGCTGCTATGTATGCAGGGCTCATGTTTTTATCCCATTGTCCAAAACCTTGCGAATCAAAAGCATCTTGTATTACTGCTTCGGCTTGATGCCCCATTATCTCTAAAGGTACATTTACATGTCCTGTTTGTAATGCGTACATTACATATTTTTTCATATATTCTTTATCGCCAACTACTTTTAGTTTTTTTACTCTTAATGGCATACGTAAGAATGAACGTGTTGGAATGCCTTTAATTTTAATATGCTTGCCCTTGTAATTAAAAGACCTAGCTGTTTGCGATCCGAACTCATGCAACATTGCTATATCAGGTATACTTTCACCACTTCCAGGGTGTCTACCGCCAAATACGCCCACTTTAGCCTTTATATCACGTAACTTAGCCAAATTTTCTTTAAGGTTCTTAATCCCCTTAAAGTCATCACCTGTCATTTTTAAGTTTACTCTGCTTGCCATGTTCTTATTATAACACTACAGCTACGGTTGTGTCCAACCAAAAGCAATAGCAATATTACCTTTGATGCGTGGGATAAGTAACGCAAGGTATTTTAAACCATATTGTGATGTTAGATAGAAAGCATAAATCTCTTTAGCCATAAACGCTTGAGGTATGCCATAACTTGTACTAATAGAACCTGCACTTTTACTTTGAACAGGGAAGCTGATCTGACTAGCAAGCCCAGCATTACTTGTTTTAATGTCATTGCATAGACAATGAGCTGTAAGGTATTTTTGAGCCATAGGCAGTACGCTAGTTTCAAATCTAGCAACTGGCAACATAGCCTCTTGTTCAGCTATTGCCTTTTCTATATCTGTATCATTAATATAATTATAATAATCATCGGTAGTTAGCTCGAAGTAAGTAGCATTTGTCGGTAAAGTTCCTACTGGGATGCTATTACTTAACGCAATGTAAAACAATCTATCTGTATAATATACTACCTCATCCTTGTTATAACTAACAGAATCATCCCACACTGGCAAGTATGGGAAATCTCTTGTAAAATATTCTTTAAAATCTGAAATTGTTATGCTCATACAATTATTATAGCACAAAACCCTAACCGAAAAGAGCAAATTAGGGCTTTGCCTGTGTAGAAGAACAGAAAGGATATATTGATTATAACATAATAAAAATCCCCACTGTACGTATAATGGGGATAAGATAATCTCTTTCAAATTTGTTAGGATAGAAAGAAGAATGTATATGATTATTTGTGTTTTTTGTTCTTTTGTGGCTGAACATTACTAGCAGATTCTATAGCTGCAAGTTTAGCTTTAAGTTCTGCATTCTCAGCCTCTACTTTAGAATTACCAATTTGTATAAGCTCACCATCGTACATTTTAATTAATTTTGAGCCTTCTGCATCAGATACAGTAGTTGATTGTTCAGGTGCTAATGCTCCTGTACTTAGCATAAATCGTCTTTTTGATTTGTTAAAAATTTGCATAATTACTCCTTTAACTGTTTAATTACATTATACCATAAAGTTTATCTGACCGCAATAAAGTAGAGCTTGGTTGTATATGAACTTCAATACCTCGTTCTTTTGCTTTACCTATAAAATACTCCACACAAGGTCTTTGTACTTGATATTCTTCTTGTTGTAATAAATCAACCCCACATAAATAAATGTCTGATAATTTAGGTTGTTCAAGTGCTACTGCCATCATCCATGCAATACTACTTGTAAAATATTTGCCATGTTTTTTAACCAAACTACGATAATCAATAATATTAGCATCAGGGTACAAATCGCATTTATCAGATATATAAAGTTTATCTTGATTTTGTGTCAACCATACAAAATAATTATCTTGTGCTCTTTGGAACCAATGTGGTATATGCACATCAAAATGGCGATCAAAACGTGGCACTAAACCTATTAAGACATGGTTCAATGTCCATATCTCTACACTATTATCATTAAATGGTGCATCTTTCCAACTTGGAGCGCATCCTAAAATACATATCTTCATACAGTTATTATAACATAAAAGCCCCCTAGCCTAAACTAGAGAGCTTTTATAAACTATCCCAAAATCAACTCCTATGTTGAAGCTGGTGTCAAGTCAATATATAACATTTCTAAAGGTCTTAGAGCTGTTACACCAGTGAATCTTGAATAAGCTGCTGATGTATAGTCGAAACCATTAGCTGTTCCCGGCAATGTAACTGTAAAATCAAGAGGCACGTTAAGGATAACGGAATCAGCCTGTTTGTTGTACAATACATAACGGTTTTTGTTCAAGCCACTAATTGCTGAGTTGTAATCATCCATTGCATAAGCAAGAGGCATAACCTTGAAGTTAGGGTTCATTGTTGATTCTTTCAACGCTTGAGTTAATACATCAAGTTTAGTTCTCAAAGGATATGTTTCACTCATTTGGTTTACTAAGCCGTTGTAATCGCCCTCTGGGATGATGAAAGTGTTAGGGTAAGCCGTTCTATTACAATTAACTCTGTAAGTTTCGATTAACAAGCCAACAAAAGCGTTAAATTCTGCTGCTGTCATACCTGATAATGTTTCAGTAATCAATGTAGTGTTAGCGGTAACACCTGATTGGTTTAATAACCCTGCAAAATCAGTTGTGTTTGAAGCTAAACCAAAGAATGCCATTTTTTGGATTCCCAAGTCATATTCTTTTTTACGAGCTTTGTATTTTGCTTGTATCAAATCCATGTTTTGAGTACCTTGTGCAAAAGTAGCTTCTTGGATGATGTTATAGTTTACATCCTTTTTCCAAGATATTACTTTTCTTGAAATAGGTTCTACAAAGATGTCATCTGATACTTTTCCTGAATCATTTGATGCCATGTTCATCAAGCCTGTTTCAAAGTCTCCGCCTTTAATCCCTGTTGTCCAGTTGAACAATGTAGCTGAGAATGGGTTGCCTGTTCCAACTTCTACAGGTACATAGTCAGCTATTGGAAGTTCATAGAACTTTTGTTCGATAATTGTAGGTAGTATAGCTGTAAGAGTTGTGATAGACTGTTCAGAACCTAAAGAGTTCAAGAACTGTTTGCTGTCAGCCATGCCTACTTTACCTTGCTGAGTCCACACTTCCCCTTGTCTGTTTACTACCATTGCTGGTAAATTTCTTGCCATTTTATTTTCTCCTTATTAATTAATTATTATATTAGTTACGATGCTAAAACTAAAGTTCTTTTAATCAAAACTTCAATTAACTCATCAGCATTTTCAGCCGGTGTAAGTGCTATTCCTATTGCTGTTTTTCCTGTTGTTTGTGTTGCAACTTTCATACCTGAAACAACCGGCATTACTGTAGCACCTGCTGCAACTGCTGCACTTGCTTGACAAACAACTCTTGTAAAGTCTGCCATAACTGTAACCATATCATTAGCTACATAAGCATTTTTCTTAGATGATTCGTAAGGGATAACTCCAAATACATCATCTGTATTAGCTGCAATTACTTCTACAACAATAACTTTAGATGCTGTTACATCTTTGATTTTTACAAAATCACCAGCATTAGCTGTTCCATACAATTTGCATGAAAATCCAAGTCCTTTTTCACCATTTTTGACTGAGCCTTTTTTCTCGTCATAGGTAAAGATGTTTAATGTTTCTGCCATTTTATTTCTCCTTTATTTACTATTTATTATTAACCAAAAGCCTTAGAACCTAGTTCTAAACCTTTACTTTGATTGGGTACTTCGACCTTGTCATCAGCATCTTGGCTAGCTGTAGCCATTAGTGCTTGCATAGAGTTGAAAAATTCCATATCTTCATCAGTTGTGCTGTTTTTCTTTTCTTCTTCTTTATGCTCTTCTTCCTCTTCTTCTTCTTTAACGAATTTTTTAAGTCCTTTGACCCCTTCTGATTCAGCGTTGCATTTAGCTTCATAAGCATTGACTAATTCTTTTTTAGAATATTTTTTACCTTCGTATTCTAATTCATCATCATCAACTTTTGCATCTTCTTTGTCTTTTGGTTCTTCTTTAACTTCCTCTTTTTTAGAGTTCATAAACGGCTTTTGTGCCAACTCTATCAAAGAAGCTAGAAAACCTTGTTCTACTTCGATTTTGTCCATGTTGTAAGTCTCCTTTGTTGTGTTATCGTTGTCTTTACTATTTTCATAAATCTTAGCATCCTCATATCTCGGATCAGGTACAAGTGCTAAGTGTGTAAATTCTAGTTCAGTTACTTCTCTATCATAAGGGGTATTATGCCATGTGCCACCTTTGCCAAATGCTTTAGGGATATAAGCACAAGACACGCTGTAATCTTTTGCTATTACTTCTTTGCCCTCATCGTCAAATACTAAAAAGTCGCAATAAAAACTAGCATCCCATTCGCTAAATCCGCACCCTGAAACATAGCCGACTGCGTGATCTTCCATATTTTGCGGTGTAACTTTTTGATGTTTTATAACTACTGGTCTGCCTTTAATGCTTGCTATTGCTTTGTTAAGAGCCTCTTGACTTAAATATATAGTCTCATCATTATAAGTGCATACACCTTTTTCAATAAAATTAGAAGCTTTATAGGTTTTAGCCCAGTCTTTTGAGTTGGTTTTTTCTCTCAACTCGTCTTTGGTAAAAAATCGACCCTTCCCATCTTTTTTAACATCTTCGCTCTGCTTCTCCATGTTCGCCAACTTACTATAATACTCAGCATCCTCAAATAAATGGTCTTTAGCAATCTCTTCAGCTACCTTAGCATCGGTAGTATGTTCAGATTCTATCTTGATACCATCCGCTAAAGCTGATTCTATAGCTGATAAAGATACAGAATGTTTGTCTGCAATATCTTGCAAACTTTTGCTATCCGCTAACCCACCTTTTATTTTGTCTACCATTAGTTTAAACCTTTACCCCTTTATTTATATTGTAGCATATTAGCCTTTTACCAAATAAAAACCAACATTGATAATTACTGCTGATGTTGAAGTGCCGTTATTGCCTGTTAATTTAAGTAATGTTTTTTCAGGTAATACATATTCTATATTAGTTGATGTTACGGAATTACCCTCTACATTTCTAAGATACTTTTGAACATAGTTGCTACCAAACTTTTTGACCCAAAGTTTAAGTAAACATGCATTAGTTGCTGTTCTGTTTTGCAATTCTGATTTTTTAATAATCATCTTACAACCTGCAGGGACAATATAAAACCCAGCTCTAGTTGTTCCAACACCAGCAGTGATACCTAAATATTTTGTAGCTGGTACTCCGCTTGTTATTGTTCCAACACCTGCATAAACTGTACCTGCGTTAGTTAATCCTGTCCCTGATGTTAAAACTTCTAACTCTCTAACAAGAATATATTTTTTAGTTGTATTTACTGCCGTTTGTCCGTTAAGTATAATCGTCTCTGATTGTTCATTATAATCTTTATCGTAACCACTTAACAACACAGTTTTTGCCCCTGTCCCACTTCCTGCATCATCAGTACTCGAAGATGATATTTTAATGATTTGTTCAAGTAATGCCTCTTGGCTTGCATAATTAGCCCCTAAATCTTGAATAATCAAATCAGAACCAGTCGCACTATTGCCAACAGCAACTAAATTTTTTGTAACAAGGTCATTGATGATCGACATATTATATTGGTTTAGTAAATCACCACTACCACTCTCAGTAGTGCTTATAGTATTAATTATATCTATAGCTGTGTAAGTCATAATTTTAACTCCTTTTTATAATAATTATAGCATATATGGAGGGTTGACTTTATTCTTGTTTGTTGTATAATTTTAGTGGGCTATCTCGACGGAGAGAAGAGCAAGCATTCCGAACTTGTCTGCCCACTTTATTAGATTCGGATTATACTACGGAGGTATATTTTATGACTAAACGTGAAGACATTACAGGGCAGAAATTTAATTATTTAACAGCTATTCGATTTGTTGAATACAATGAAAAATCACATAATTGTATGTGGTTATTCAAATGTGAATGTGGTAAAGAAATAATTATAAATAAATCTAATGTTAAAAATGGACACACAAAAAGTTGCGGTTGTTATAATTCAAAAGCATCAGCAGAAAGATTAATAACTCATGGTCAAACAAAAACTAAAGAATATAGAACTTGGGGCAACATGAAAAAAAGATGTTTAAACCCGAACTATAAAAACTATGAAAAATATGGTGGTCGAGGGATAACTGTATGTAAAAATTGGGAAGATTCTTTTGAAAACTTTTTTGAAGATATGGGATATGCTCCAAGCCCTAAACATACAATAGATAGAATAGATAACAATGGGATTTATGAAGCAACTAATTGCCGATGGGCTACTCAAAAAGAGCAAAATAGAAATTATTCAAGAAATATAAACATTACAATAAATGATAAAACACATTGTTTAAAGGAATGGTGCGAAATATATAATAAACCTTATGACTTAGTTTATCAAAGAATTACTAAGTTAGGTTGGAATCCTGCAACGGCAATTCGTTTATAATATATTTCAATGTGCAGCGGCAATTATATGTACTTCCGGGATGTCCTCTTTCCCCTGTTTTATCATCAATAATAGGGGGATTATCCCAAGAGAAGGTTTGACCGTTTAATTCTTTATGAAGCGGTCTTGTCCTTTCGTCAGGTACGGACATCCAAACATAATGCGTAATACCAGCTTCTTTTCCTGTAATTTCTCTGAATTTTGATATAAAAATACTAGTTTCAGTACGAGAAAGAAACCTAGCCTTATTTTCAGTTACCCCAAACTCATCTATTATCGCCTTAACCAACGACTTATTATCAGCTAATCCAGTAAACAAATTTTCCTCAACCATAGCACGCAGTTTTTCAGTTTGTGCTACTGTAAAATTCTTCACACTAATCGACACATCATCAACATATTGTGCTTTTAAAGCGGCTCTTTGCTCCTCGGTTATCTCAGGCACTATTGTAATCGCATCACGCAATGACAAATAAGCCTGCTCATCCAAATCCTCTAATATTGTATCGAGGGGAACATCAAGCAAGCGTGCAAGCTCCGGCATGGCACTTTCAATGTTTATATATGCTAGTGCCTCTAATAATAATTTATTACGAGCAAGTGCTATCATACTAGCGTATGCTGCTGCTTCAGATACCTGTATAGTTAGTGCTGTACCCTTCATATCATAAGTCTTAGTAACCTTATTAAACTTAGCACCTAGTGACTCAAGGGCTTTGCTAATTTTGGCTGAAAATTGACCTGTGAACTTGCCGTTAATGTATTGTATTTGTCCTGAACGTAAAGCGGCTGATATTATCTGTTCAGGACTATAATTTGCAGCGTTATAATACTCCTCAATCGGCTCTATAACTGTATAAATAGGGGCATAAAAATGAGTAGTCAGAAAATCCATTATAACTACTTCTATGGCTTTTGAATATTCGTGTTTATCTAAAATTGGGTTTAGGGTTATCACCGTAACACCTACTTTTTATCTTTTGGCTTTGCCTGTGCTGTTGGCTGTTGTTGCCCCATCTTATCCTTAATCCTAGCTAAAATGCCTTTTTTATCAACTTTAATTTCAATAGGGAATAAGTTAGCTTTGTTACAAGCATCTATAAATTGTTTTTCATTCATAACGCCAATATTATAACCACCCAACAAGCGGTTGAACTGCGATGTTTTAACAGTTTCCTCTTGTTCTGCGGACAATATGCGTAAAGGTGGATAAACTAAATCTATATCTTCAGGTATAAAGCCAAGTTTAACTTGGCAAGCTATTTTAATCAACATTATTAGATTAGCACGGCTCTTGATTCTAATCTCAGATTCAAGCATGCTATTATAGTTTTCAATGTCATCTTCACCACTGCTAAAGCCAGTTGCACTTATACCCCAAATTTTAGACATTGGCATTCTTAAAACAGAAGCAATAGATTGTC